CTCGGGCACGTCTTGGTCGCCGCGTGGAGCGGGGCGGCAGCGAGGAGCACGAGCGGAATCAGAAACTTGGCCTTGCCCGACCGCAGCTTGGAGAGCGTTTGCGCGAGCGCCGCTTGCCGCTTCGTGCGGGTCGACGCTTTCGAGCCCTCCTTTAAGACCGACTTCGCATAGCCCGCCGTCGACTTGCCGGCGGCTTTCGCCTTGGCTTTGAACGCCCCGGGCCTTTTTATCGCGGATTTTATCCACTGCTCGGCCATGACCGCCGCTCCTTGTGTTGGTTGCACGTCCAATGCGCGAGCCGGAGATTTGCCGCACTGTCGTCGCCGCCTTGGCAGCGCTGGACGACATGGTCGACGCTGGTTTTTCCCGCGAGCGGCTGATGACAGATCCAGCACTGAACGCCGTCGCGTTCTTTCAGTAGAGCAATCACCATGGCGCGATAATGCAGATTTGTCGGGCCATGGAGGCGTCCCGTGCGCTGTCGATACTCCCGTTGCGTAACCCGGATTCGGTCACGGTGCTGCGCGTAGTATGCGGCTTGATACGCGGGATTCGGTTGGCCGTTCGCGAGCCGCGTCGGCTCGGCAATCCCGAGGGAATTGCGGGCCGCTCGTGGTTGCAGATCCGGGCCACGCGTCCAATTCGCCATCGCGTCACCTCGGGAGCCGCGGGAGGCCGCGGAAGAGATCCGCCAAGTTGCGGGTTTTGCCGATCCGCCCTTGCCCGAGCGGAGCTGGGGGCCGGATCCCCATCAGCGCCTTCGCCCGGGTGCGGGAATCGCTATGCGGCCGCTTGGCGCCAAAGTCGGGACCGACCTGCGCCGCCAACGCGTTGACGCCGGCTCCGGGCACACCCGCTATATAAGGAGGGGGCGGCGGCCCGCCCGGCGGCACCGGCAACGGGGGCGGCATGGGGGGTGGCCCCATGGGCGGTGGCCCCGTCGGCGGGAGCATCCCCGGGGGAGGCGGTACCGGGGGCCCACCGGGGATAGGCGGGGGCCCGGCACCGGGCGGAGGTGCTCCCGGCGGCGGCCCCATGCCGGGCAGCGGGGGGGGCCCGGCGACGGTCGCCATGGCCTGCGCCAGCTTTTGCGCCTCGGCGGCAATCTGGAGCCCAATATGCTGGTGAATGTGGCTCTGGAGCGCCAAGCGCGCGTCGTCGGTCAAACTGTCGCTGTCGAGCAAGTGCTGATGCCCCTGCACGTGCGCCGTGTGGTCGTCCATCGGGGAGACTTGCAGCTCGTCGGCACGATTCACGCGCGCGAGCGCATTCTCCCAGCGCCAGTCATTCGGCTCGATCGTCTTGCCGGTCTTGACGACCCGGTCGGCGTCGGGGAGCCCGAGCCCGACCGACCAGAACGTGCGGAGGATGTAGGGCCAGTCGATCGTCACATTCTGCGCCGCGAGCTGGTCGGGGGGGATCTGCGACATGAGCGCGATCCCTTGCACCATCTGCTGCGCACGGACCTGCTGATTCTGCGCCGTGGTGGTGCCGAGCCATTCCCACTCATACTCACCGACCAGATCGGCGACCGTGATCGGATGCTCGACGAGCTCCAACCCGTCGCGGCCGGCCACCTTCAAGATGATGTCGCGGTCCAAGCACTGCTGCGACAGAATGTCGGAGCGCTCCAGCAGCGGTACCATGACCTCGTCCTCGAGGTTCTCGATGACGGCGCGGAGATCGACCGCGGAATCGGCGAGCTGGGCCGCCAAGCCGGCCGAATCCTGCGCCCCCGTTTGCTGCTGCGGTGCCATCGGACGCGCCGGCGTCGGGGCGACCAGCGTATCGGCAAGCCCGACGTACCCTTGAACGGCGGTAAAGCCGGCGGTGGCGGCCCCTTGCGGCGGCGTCGTGAATTGCACGCCGGCGGGATTGGCGAGCCACTTGGCACCCGGCGCCATGCGCAGCGAGGTCGGATCCTGCACCGCGCCGATGTCGACGACCGCGATCGGGTTGGTCGACCACACGAACGCATCGCCCGACTGGTTGCCCAAGTCGTTGACGAAGTACTGCATGTAGTCGAACAGCTCGCAGAGCCCGCGGCCGTAGAACTCCTCGGGAATCTGCTGAAAACGGCCGACGAGCCATTGCGTGCCGCCATGCCAGAACGGCCGGCGCTGCACGCGGAGCGGCACCTCATCGGCGCCAAGTGTGACGAGATACCGGGCCGGCTCGTCGTCCTCGAGGTCCACGGTCCACATGCATTCGGTCAGGTCGAGCGGGCGGAGCGCTGCCGGCACGTTGAAGTCGAGCGGCGCCGTAAAGCCCTTATCCGCCAAGCGGATGGCGAGCGCGTCGTACTTGTCGGGATTGCGCCCGGCCTGGCCGCCCGTGCGATTCTGGATCGCCTGGTCATAGAGGGCGACCAGCTCGTCCACGCCCTCATAGACGTTGCCGGCTTTCGGGTCCGAGGGATCGAGCGGCTTGTTGGCCAAGGCATAAACCCGGCTCCGCGGCACGCACCGATCCTCAAAGACCAGCGTGCAATCGTCGAGCCCGGCGGCGGTCGGCGGCCAGACGTAGAACGCGAAGAGATCGACGGGCTCGAACGTCGGCCCGAGGAAGTCGGCCACTTTCTCGACCTGCTCAATCGTTTTCCCTGAGGGCGCGCCGTCGTCGCCCAAGACGTCGCGGAGCACCGTTTGCTCGTGCTCGATCGCGCGCCACACGTTGCGCACCGGCGAGGTGCCATACATGACGAGCTGGCGGAGCCATGGCAGCGCGTGCTTGCGGAGCCGCATGTGGCGGCGCATCCAGTACTTTTGCAGTGCCATCTTGGCGGGCACGCGGGCCTCAAAGTCTTCCCGCAGCGCGTTGCACGCGAACCAATCCTGGTCGGGGAAGAGATCGCGCTTGAGGCGCGTGACCCATTGCTCGATCCAGCGCCGGCCAACTGGAAAGTAGGTATTGGTGCGGCCCCGGTAGCCCTGCGAATCGTGCCGCACGCTCCAGATGCGGTAGTAGCGCAGCCAGCGCTCGCGGAGCACGCCGTTGCGCTCCTGCCGAGTGCGGCGCACCAGCGGCACGAGCTCGTCGCGCACGCGCTGTTCGATCTGCGGGTCGAGGGCGAGATTGACCGCCGGGCCGCCGTGGGCGGGCGAGAGAGTCGGCCCGGTGTCGTCGCGCCGCCGTGCCGCACCCCGTGCCATCGCGGGACGGGGCGTCTACACCATCCGGGGGCGGAAGCCTAGCCGCCCTCTCCCAAGAACGCCCCGCAGCGACCGCAGCGGCCCCGCAGCGCGCTCGCCCGGGCGGGCAAATGCCAGCCAAGCAGGCACAGGAGAATCGTCGTCCACGAGAGGCCCCAGCGTCGCAACGTAGCAATCGGCGCTCGGCCATTCATCCGTCGGAGCTGAGTCGGCCCCCTCCTTATATATACCGAGTCGCGCCGGGTCGGCTGGGTGGGCCCGGCGCGACTCCGCTCTGCAGGGGGAGACCGTCCCGCTCTACCATGCGCAGTCTTGCTTCGCTATCGCTTGGAGCTTCTGCATCCAGTCTGCCGTCGATCCCTGCAGGTTGTCGTGCAGGTAGCGCGCGGCATCGACGATATCCTTGTAGGGATGGGTCGGCATCGGTTTCCCGGTCTTCGGATGGCGTGCGAAGCCGCCCGAGAGCGCGGAGTGCAGAATCGGGCACCGCGGATCGACGATCAGCGCCGGGCTCGGCACGTCCTCGCCGGGAATCCGCACACGGCGCAAGAGCCGGTCACGCAGGTTGTTGTAGGACGTATCGCTGCTGCGGGCGAAGGTCTGCAGGATGATCCCGTGCTTCAAGAGCACGGCGCGAATCGACCCGAGCTCCATTTCGTGCAACGCCTCGGGGTCGCCGGCGTCGAAGCAGTTGGCCCCCGGGCCGACCAGCTCGACCGTCATGGCCTTGGTCGCCTCGATCTGACTCGTCAGGTTGGCATGCTCGAGCACCAGCTCGCCGACGAAGCCGAGCCGGCCGTGCACGTCGAGCTGCGCAAACACGGTCGCCGGGCAGACCTGGCCAAAGTCCCAGCCACGCAAGAGCCGTGCGGAGGGATTGACCGGAAAGGGGCGGCGCATCTCCGCGGGCACGTATTCCGGCAAGACGGGCTCGCCGCCGGCCAAGTCGAACGCAATCTCAAACTCGCGTTGCCAGCCGCGCGGCGGCATGCCGCGCATAGCTTCGCGCTTCCACGCCGGATCGCGCTTGGCGGGATCGGCGGTGTAGTGAACCTCGACGACGTGGACGCCGTTGCGGGGACAGCGCCACTCGGTGACGCCCGCAATGGGTTGCTGGGCCTGGCCACGCGGGTCGGGCGCGGCCCCGCGGGCGCCCAGAAACGGCATCTAGGCGCCGGCGTCCTCGGGCTCGTCCTCCTCGCCCTCAGGCTCCGGGTCCTCGAGCTTTTTCGTCGCCTCCTCATCCTCGGGCGGCGGGGACGGCACGGGCTCCTCCTCAGGCGGGTCGGGCACGAGCCAAAATGACGGCGTCGTCATGGTCGCGTCTCCTTACGCCGCACGCGGCGGCGGGAAGGTGTGCGCAATCGCGTTTAGGAACTTCTCGCCATAGCCGGCAATGAGCGAGGCCTGATCGGTCGCATTCACGATGCGGCGCGCATTGTACCAGTCGGTCAACGAGTCGGTGAAGTAGTCCGACAGCTGCTTGCCGGTGAAATCGCCGTCGCGCATGCCGCCAAAGAGGATCTGCCGCGCAATCTCCGGGTCGAGCGCCAAATCGGCGTTCGTGACGAGCGCGCCGTTGAGCCCAAGCTTCGCATCCTGCGCGGCGTAGTTGTCATACCAGGTCAATTGCACGTAGCCGCGCCCGTAATACACCTGATTGTACGGGCCCGCGGGTTTTCCGTAGGGTTTGCCGGCGCCTTTCCCGTATTCCGCGATCGGTTGACACGTCGCGGCCGTCTCGTGCCAGGTTGTGGCTAAAATATAGGCAAAATAGCGGTCTTCGTAGTCGCCAGAGCCCTCAATTCCGACCGTTTCGTAGTAATCGAGCAAGGAATTGAGCCCATCGACCTGGTCTTGGGTCAAAGACTGGTTGGAATCGAGGTAATAGCGCACGGAATCGAAGAAATAGCTGCGATGGATCATGGCATCTCCCCCGCGACACAGAGCGCAGACACCGTGTAGGTCAGATCCGCGGTCTGCGAGAGCGTTTGCACCGCCGTCGAGGCGGCCGTCCAGCCCGTCGGCGGCGTCGTCGGCCCGGAAAAGAGCAGATGGATGCGCGCCACGTCGGCTGCGACCCCGCTCGCGATGGTCGGGACGACCCCACCGCCGACGAGTGCTTCCCCAGCATCGCAACTCGCCGTCAGGGTGAGGAGCGTCCCGGCCTGCACGCGGCCAAAATTGGCCGTGGTCTCGTGCAGCACGACCGTCACCGTGGCTGCGCCGGTCGGCCCGGTCGGTCCCGGAGGCCCCGACGGCCCCAGAGCGCCCGGCGGACCCGCCGCCCCGCTCAAGCCCGTCGGCCCAGTGGGCCCGGGAGACCCCGGCGGCCCTGGCACGCCGCCTGCGCCCGGCGGGCCCGGGGGTCCCGGCAGCTTACAGACCTTCCGGCACAGCACCTTTTCCGACGGCACGACGCCGTACGGCGCCGTCGGGCTCGCAAGCGCCACGCCGAGGACCCAGCTGAGCATCAAAAGGTCGCTCCAAGCCCGAACGTCGGGATCACCCCGACCGGCCGGACCCCGACGTCAGGGTTGAGCGCATAGACGCCGTTGGCGAAGAGCATCACCTTGTCGAAGAGCCGCGCCCGGAGCCCAAACGACAGATTCCATTGGTCAAACCGGCCCGACCAGCCGACCCCAAGCAGCGGGTCGGCCGCGATCCCACCCCCCGGCGTCACCACCAAGACGTCGGTGTCATGCGGCGCGAACGCGGTATCGAGCTGGCTCGTGCCCAGGAATTCGACAATCGCGGCGAGCCGCGTCGGCCACAGCACCGCCGACGCCGACGCCCCATAGAGGGCTTGGGATTGGAGCGCCCGGCTGATGTTGAAGTGCAGGTCGGCGTGCGCGTCGAGCTCCGCCCGGCCGCCCCAGAGGATCCGCGAGACCGTCAGCCCGGGCGTAATCCAATACGCCCCGGTCCCGTGGAGCTCGAATGGATCGCCGGTCGGAAACTGGCCCTCAAGGGACAGCGCCAGCCCCCACGGCTTCGGCACCGGGAGCCGATACTTGGCCCGCAGCGCCACGTCCCCGATCCCCGTCGAGCTGACCGGCTCGAGCATCCCGCCCACGGTCGGGCCCTGAACGGGCACAAACGCCCCCCCAGTCGGCCCCGTCTGCCTGACAATCCGCGCCCTTACCGCCATGTCGAGCCGGGTCGACACCACCGGCACGACGACACTGACGTCCACGTCGTCGGTCAGGCCGTGGCTCAGCGCCACCGCCGTCGCCCAGACGTGGAGGTCAAGGCTGTAGCGGAGCCGCACCCCGAGAAAGGCCGGCGCCGTGGGGTCGCCGGTCGGCGTGCGCGCGGCCAGGACCGGGAAGATCGAACCCAGCTGGTTGAACGGCTGGCCAAACAGCGTCGCATCGGCAAGTGCCCGTTGGGACACCACATTCAGATTCGTCACCCCCGCCCCAAGGGTCTCCGCATGATCCAAGAACATCGGCCCCAACATCGACATGGTGGTGTCGATCGCCGTCCCCCCAGCGAGCGCCGCGCTCGTGGCCGACGCGAGGCTCGGCATGGTCACCGTGTCCGCCACGTGGGCCGCAAAGCGCGCAAACGCCGCCGCCGGCCGCACCCCGACCCGCTCCTGCGCATCCCCCACCACCCCCTCGATGGTCCGCGCCCCCACCGGCCCAGCCACCACCACGAGCACCAGGGCCCAGCGCCCATAGCCCGTCACCCCGGGGGGGCGAGCCGACCGATCTCGGGGGAGGTTCCGGGGGCGGAACCCGCAAGATCGGCCGGCCCGGGGAGGCGTGTCATGGCTCCGAGGGACGGGCCGTGTGCCTCGCCCCCCCCACCCCTGTCAAGTGACCATCTGCCACGCGGACTAGGCACCCCGGGCACGGCTTGCTAGTAGAGCACGCCCATGGCCAAACGCACCCACGAGGCGCTGCGCGCCCGCGACTTGGGCCTCGCGTCCCTGCGCGCCGAACGCGTCCCACGGCGCCCGCTGCCGCTCGAGCCCACCGCCGCCGCCCGCTCCGCCTGGCTCCGACGCACCCACACCACCCTCGAGGCCCCCACCGACCGCCGCCCCTACTGGACCGTCTGGCTCGGCCCCAC